TTCTTATGTTTGGGAAACACAACAAAATGAAGCTAAACGTGAGATTAGATTAATTAAACCGGAATTTGCTAGTATGATAATGTCAGAACACACAAATAAATTATTATAGGATAATAATATGCCTGCATATAACGAAGGTGGTGAGGAAAAAGTTTCTCAGTTTGGGGAAAAAACGATCACACGCAGAAAAGCTGGAACGGTAAACCAGTTACCTAAAGATGGTACTGGGGCGAAAAGTCAGGATATTATAAATCCTACTGTGGGGAATCAACCAAGCTTTCCTGGCGATTATGAAGTACATGAATGTAGTCTTAAATCACCGCATAAGCCTGGTGGAGGAATTATTGATTTAAGAAACTCTTGGTCTGAACTGAATATTTTTGAAGATATGTTTTCATCTACCCTTACTTGTGATATTACCATTGTAGACGGAGTTGGATTAACGGAATTTCTACCAATTATAGGAGAAGAGACGTTGACCATAAAAATCAAAACATCAAATTTAACAAATCAACGCCCTACACAAATTGGAGAACCTTCTGGTCCTCCTGGGAGCCCGATAGTTGAATATGGTCCGTTTAATGAAAGTGAAAACACTGGTTTTTTAGATTTAGTCTTTACAATATTTAAAATGGCAGATCGAAGCAATCCAGTTGTGGGGGGAATGTCTACTTATACGTTACATGGAGTTTCACAAGAATATGTAGATAACTTGAAAATAAAAGTACAGAGAAGTACTATAAATGGAGTTACAGGAGAACCACAAAAAATATCCAATGTAGTTCGTAGTTTATATACTGAGTATGTTAAGCCGAACTCTAAAACATCAGCTAATACACCCAAAAAAATATTTATTGAACCCACTCAAAGTTTAGTAGATTTAAGTTTACCAAATCTAACACCATTTAAAACTTTTGAATTTTTAGCCGGAAGATCTGTTTCTGCTGGACAACATGCAAGTGGATCAAATTTTGTTTTTTTTGAAACCGTAACAGGATATCATTTTATTTCTATAGAAACACTTTTTGCTGGTGGTGGGGCTGGATATTTGAAACCACCAGATTTTCCAGCAGGTAAAAGTCCAGATGAAGGAATGTACGCGTTTGGTGATGTGAGGGCTAAGGAAACCTATACAGTTTGGCCGAAACGAATGGATTTGGATGTCGAACTAGAAAACGCTGTTCTTGCACCAGAAAGAGTTGCTCTAGAAATGACATCTGTTTTGAGTTATAATTTTACTTCTAATTTTGATGTTTTAGAAAATTTAACAAAAGGAATGTATGCGAATAAATTAATGACGCATGATTTAGTTAGAATGAAATTTGATACTATAGATTTTAGTTATCTTCAAGATCAAATGCCAGACGTGATTGTTCATACTGATGGGACAAGAGAAGAAAGACCAATCAAAAAAACAGCAGCAGATAAGAAAAACTTTTCAGATTCTTTTACTCATTTAGAGGATCAAGATTTGTGTACTTCTGCACAATCAGCATTAAATGCTCCTAATGCTCTTGTAAGTTTTTATCCTACAAATCTAGGTCATGATCAAATACCACATTTTAAGGATGGTGTTGGAATAAAAACTGTAAAACATGGTGAAGAATTGGGACCATTAAATATTGTTCCTAATAGAGTGGAAGAATGGTTACAACAACGTACAGTTCAGCAACAACAACTGAATAATATTAAATTAAATATTAGGGCTCCTGGTCGATCAAGTAGAATGGTAGGAGATGTGATAAATTTTAAAATGCCTTCTCCTAGTTTATCAATGAGAGGTGGTGGAGATGAAATGGAAGAGCATAAGTATTTAAGTGGCAAATATTTAATTACTAAATTAAGACATCATTTTTCTCGTGAAATATATAATATAGAATTTGAGTGTATAAAAGATTCTTTAAAAGCTTCTGCATCAGGCGGTGGTGGTAGAGGTTCAGGAGTTTCTGGAAGTTCAGCTATTATGGATGATGGATCAATAAAAATGTCAGAGGATGGTGAACGCGTGATTGGAGGTTTTTAGTATGTCTTATTTTATGGGAAAAGAGGGATTTATCTGGTGGCAAGGTGTTGTTGAAGATAGACACGATCCCCTTTATCTTGGCAGATGTAAAGTTCGTATTCTAGGGTGGCATTCAGAATTAAAAACAGATCAACCCACAAAAACATTACCTTGGGCGTATCCTGTTTCTCCGATTACTTCTGCAAGTCAAACAGGAGTAGGCACAACTCCATTAGGACCTGTAGAGGGCACATGGGTATTAGGCTTTTATAGAGATGGAGAATCAGGTCAAGAGCCTATGTTCTTTGGTACTTTTGGTGGCATACCGGAGTTGGATGGAAAATTCAATAATCTTGAGAAGGGATTTTCAGATCCAAGACAGCCTGGGGGAGATCCAGGACACCCACTTTATCCAGATGAAATACCAACAAGACAATTACGTTTTGATGCAGCTTCAATTAAAGCTGGACAATCAGTTCCTAGAGAACCTGCTTCAATTATACATAATGCCGCTCCCAATCCTACTCAACACCCACAAGAAATTAAAATATCTGAGTCTGTTACACTTAAACAGGGAGCAAAACCCACTACTCATGAGGCTCATGTAAAAGGGGAATATTCTAGTTTTCCAGTAACACAATTAATTAAATCACGCTGGAACCGGCCAGCATATACTGTTAAACTAGTAGAAAATCCAGTTCGATCTACTTTTCCTGATACTGGATTATCTCCATTAGATAAAACTATTCCAACCTCTTTAATTTCAAATACTAGAAATTTAAATTATCTTAAAGAGCCTACTACGAATAGATTGGCAAGAGGTACAAGAGGTAATACTCTCAAGACAGATCCTTCTATTTCAGGTATAGTTTATGAAAAAACTTTAGCACGAGAACAAGGTCAAACAAACATTTCTTGTGCGACAGGAAGTACTTGGTCTGAACCTCATCCTGCTTGGAATGCACTATATCCTTATAATCATGTTCATCAAACAGAAAGTGGACATATTATAGAAATGGATGATACTCCAGGACATGAGAGATTACATTGGTATCATCGTGCTGGCACTTTTACTGAAATTGATGCAATAGGGATTAAACATGAAAAAACTGTAAATGATCATTATAGTATTATTTTAGGATCAAAATATTCACACACTGAAGGTGGTGACTGTCTTACAGTTGACGGTTCACAACAGGTTCTTGTTCAAGGACGTAAGAATGATAGAATAGGAAGTTCTTATCTTATTTCTATGGGCAAAGGATCTTTTGAACTTAATAATCCTGGGAATCTTGTTAGTATTAATAGTTATGATTATACAGTATCAGCTACACATAAAATTACACACGCGTCTTCCCATTTTTATCGTCATTCCGGACATGCTCACCACAATACATCAGGTGAGCAAACAGATAGTGTAGGTGGAAAATGGACTATGGGTGCAAAGGCATTTAGTCTTAATACAGTAGGATCTGCTTCTGTTAATGCGGGAATGTCTTGGAGCGTTAAGGCGTCAGATTCTATTAATGAAAGTATATTTGGATTATTACCAAGTGCTTCTATGGGGTATGCGAAAAAAACTACCGCAACGTTAGGGAAGATAGGGATGGAATCTATTGATAGTTTGGCAACGGGGGGTATTGAATTTCTATTAGGTCCCGCGGGAATTGGAGCAAGTTTTTCAATGATGCCTTTAGGTGATATAAAACTAGACGCGTTAAATGAGATTAAGATGTTGGCGGGGTTAGGAAACTTGAAAGGTGAGACATTACTAGGGGATGTCATATTTGAAAGTTTGTTATCATCATCTAAATTAACGTTAGATGGAGCAGCATCAATGCAAGGACTATTGGGAGAAGTAAGTGTAAGTACTGCAGGTAAAGTTAAAGTCAAGGGATTAATAATTACTATGAAACAATTTATGGATGATATAATAGATATTATAACAGAACATACACATCCTAGTGGTTCAGGGCCGACTGGTCCTCCAATGCCACCAGCATCGGTAAAATTATCATTACTGAAATCTATAAAAGTAGGACAGAGTTTTGAATAATGGCTTTAGTTAAATCAATATTACAAACCGAATTGGGAACGATGTTTATGGAGCAACCTGCTACTGGTATTACGCCTGGGAGAAATATAACAAAGGCATTTAAGAATTATTTGTCTATGGCACAAAATGCAGCAGGGTTTCCATATTCTGTTGTCATGGCTGAACCTTATGGAATGAATATTGGACAAATTTTTTCAGGGATGTTACCAGTAGGAATGACGATAGGTCAAGCAGTAGGAGCACAATTATCAGCTATGTCATTAACATTTATGAGTTCGTGTCAAATAGGTCCTCCTGTAGCAGGACCTTCACATATTCCACTATTACAAATGCTATTTAATGCATATGCCCCTTCACCAATGGATTTCGGTCGTGAGCTTGGAGGTATTATGGCAGATTGGTCAAAAACTTGGGTAGTAAGTGGTATAATTCCTGGTACTCCACCAGTACCATTTTCAGGACCTTTATCATAGAGAAAAAAAATGTCAGGAGCAATACAAAAAGAAATTGAAGAAGTTGAAAAAACACTGAAAAGTGCGCCTAATAATCATCTACTTGCACGTGAGGGAATTTTAGATTCTATTACGTTAACAAGAGAATTTGCCCAAACCTTATTAAATGCAATATGTCAGAAATTTACATCTGCTTCGGGAAATTATACTCTTGCAACTATATGTGAAAATCTCGCGCAACAAAGGGCGATATGTTATGGGGCAAGAGATTTAAAAACTGCTTATAAAAAATTCACACTTCCAACATACGAAGTTGTAAATGGTGCTCTAGGGCTTACAGAACCTAATACGTCTTTTATGGGAATTACAGCATCTCAAATTTTAGATGAATATCCAATTACATTAAGTTCGGTTGCTGGAACAACACAAACACAAGGAAGTAATACCTTTAGTACTTATGTTGGAGATTATTATCTCGTGAGATCAAGAGTCTCAGGAGAATTGGTTGATGCTATAGATAATATTAATCCCTATACGACTCCAGACACAGAGATAGTTTCTGGTAACAGTATTGCTTGGGGATCTAGTGTGGCAGGAGAAGAGGCAGCGAATACATGGAATTATAGTTGGGCAAAAGCAAATATTGCATCTGTAGCTATAGTCAATTCAGGAGCATTCAATGAATTAACTACGTTGACGTTATCGGATCATTTAACGCAAGGAAGTAATACAAATTATACTCCAGTTGGGCCTGGATTCGGTGGAGTGTTTTATTTAAAGTTACAGGAGGATCATGTAAATAACTTTACTATCACCGGAACAACAACGGCAAATACAGTAGAGATTACTAATGTTTCTACTGTGGATATGGAAAAAATAAAATATGGAGATGTCATAACCGCGAATAATATTTTAGTGGGATATTATGGTCCGACATCTATTGCTGCTGCAAAGGATTCGGAAAATAAAATTAGATTGAGTAATTTAGTTTATGATATTGGTACAGTAGAACAATTCATGAACACTGTAACCTTAACAGGTGGTACATGGCCTACTTGGATTGATGGAGAAACTATTACTATTGCGGGAGGTGGAGGAAAAATTGTAAGTAGACCAAGTGATATTAAATTAACTCTTTCAACTTCTGCTAATGTTGCATCTGGTACAGCATATTCATTAACATACGGTGGGAAAGCAACATCAAATGGAAGTGTAACTCTTACAGTTAATAGTGTTCCTTTTAGTTATGCAAAAGATGATATTTTTTGTCAAATAAAAGTTACTGCTGAAGGGATTGTTAAGAATCCTAATTGGAAACATTCAGGTAATGGAACAGGTGGCTATAGTGGAGCAAATGAGGGTGCAGATGATACGTTAAATGCTAATACATCTCAGTTTGTTGGATTATTGGGATTTTATGATCCTGATAATGGCTCAGCTAATGCTACAAATGATTTAACAAGAAGTGCTAGAGAAGATTGGGTATCTATTGGTCAAGAATATAATGAAATAGAATATCCTTTTATAGAAACAAATTCATTGAAACCCGCAGTAGGTGCTACACATGCAACCTATGAAGTAAAAAATAGTGAATTAGTGGGAACACAGCCTCCTGTATTGACACGTGATGATGTATATTCTGGTAGATATATTAGGTGGGATGTAAAGAGAGCATCCGCAGCGGGTGCATTACCAGAACATAGATATTATACAGACAGCGCGGAAAAGTTTTATTATGAACTACCAGCAAATGCAGGGTATACTAGTGGTTCAGTTACTATAGCTAATCTTCCCATGCCTTCTACCGCGGAACCACCCGCCGCAATAGATAAATCAGGATTATCTGGTGCTGTTGGTAGAGTACAATCAACAACAGTTTCTTGTGATGGAGTATCAATTGGAGTTGGAGCAACAGGAGCTGTTCCCGCGGACGACAATACAACTACTCCTAGTTTAAGTGGATCATCCTGGCCAACTCCAACACAGCCCACTGCAGGACAGACTATAGGACATTATTATACAAAGGGTGCAAATAATTACATTTATGATAATCATTATAGAATTGATACTGTAACTGTAAATAATGGATCTAATACTTGGGTGGCTACTTCTCGTACAGATGTATCGTCATTTGTGTGTCGATATAATTTTGCACAGAAACACATATATGAGGCAGGAGGTACAGCAAATTCTACAATGAATGTTGATGTACAATTTATACGTGATACGGTAGATGACTTACAATCGATTGATGCGTTCCGTGATCCGATTGTCACAGGAGCACAAGCTGGAGGTAGTGGAATAAGTGATGTAGTATTTGATACTTATATGAATGTAGCTACAGAAGCGGATTTGGCATCGTTATCTACATCATTGACAAATTTTCGTAATACTCTTACTGCTCAAGGACGAACAGGATCTAATAATGGGAATTCTGGAAAGGGGTCATCTATAACTTATGCGAATACTACATGGGCGGTTTTTCATACTGAAGTAGGAACGTTTGGTAGTAATTGTGGAAAGAGGGTAGCGGAAATAGATGCTCGTATTGGTGTACCAACTAGGGCGGGTACTAGATCTACATCTCGTGGAGTACCACCAGCAATTTATGTGTCAGCGATACCATCATCAAATACAACAAATGGTCAAGTACCCTATGGTAGAGCTCTTTATAATAATATAAACTATCTATTGGGAAAAGATCTAAACTTGTTAGGAAAATTAATTGGAGATGTACAATCGTTAAGTTCTCAAATTAATTTAGTAAAAAGAGATAGAAATAAATTTGAAATGTTAAATGGTAGAGATAAGGAATATAATGTCTGAAGAAACTCCTAAATGGGAAAAGACATCTCCAAACAGAGGAGATATGCAAAGTTTATTAAAGAATACGAAAAAATTTGCTGAGATGTATCTGAAAATTGTAGAAGAAAAAAAAACAGAGTGGGAAAATCATTTAGAAGCTCAAATAGAAAAAGATAAGCAAGGATCAAATGGCTGAATGGAAAAAATGGACAATAGCAGATGCTGGTACAATTAAAGACATTGCTGACCAAGCTAAAAAACTAGCTGAAGGACTTAAAACGGCGTCTGACCTCGCTGTAACTGCAGCTACTGTGACAAAGTGGATAGCAGAACTTGAATCTATTAATCCATTTATAAAAGCATTAGAATTAATTGCTGATGAACTAATTAAAGCTATTCAAGATACGAGAAATGCTGGATACTATTATCTCCTTGTTGATCCTTATTCTGGAAGACCTAATGTTACACCAACTAATACAAAAGTTAAGGGGTTTGAACAGTGTAGGAATAGTTCCGGATCACGATTATATTGGAATCCTAACTCTGAAAATCCAGAAGCTACAATAACAACAATTGTTCCAGGATCTGGAGATCCAAAGATGGAACCTAAGTTAACAATACCACGAAAAATAGTAGTGGGTGGATATAATCCATATGTGGATCAAATGATTGATCCTTTTAATACCATGACTCCGTATCCAACATATTCGGCGAAAAAGGTAGTTGAAACTATAGTAGAAGCATTTCAAGATGAAGGAGATGTTGCAAAATATAAAGCAAAGGATGGGGAGTTTAAGCATGGAAAACCTGATACTGGTGACATAGTATTTAATGATGAAGGTGTAGCGTTTACTGGATGGGATAGGGACATAAAATTCGGATTACAATTATGGAATATGGGTGCTATGAAAGCGGACGGGACAGACCACGATATTCCAGCCAGGAAAGATGGAGGATGGAAAAGTGATAGGGAGGAAATTAATATTAAAATCCAATCAGGACGACCAAATGCGCAAGGGTCTTCAGTTGAAATTGAAAAAATAACCTATGGAGGAAATACTTTAAAGATTGAAACTGGAAGTTCAGCTCTAGTATTTATTATAGCTGCTCCATCGTATAAAGTGTTCGCAGAAAGTATGCAAGCTTTTGCGAAATTATTTTCAGATATTCCAGATTTCAAGGATGAATCTGTTCAAAATATTATGGATCATTATAATGACATTTTTGTAACACCAAAAGCACAAGTAATCAATATGACTATGTGTGATTCAAAATATGGATTATTCGCAGTAGGAGATGTTATAAGAGGAGAGCGTGGAGGATTGGGTCAAATAACAAAAGTAGACAAGGTAGTTGTAACTTCAATGGTTGCTATGATGAATTATACACTAACAGATGATCTGGGAAACGTAGAATTGAAATATGAAGAAGTTGATTCGAATAGTAGTGGACGATATAAAGATATGGAAATAACACTAACTCCTATTGCTACCGCAGAGGCGTCAAATATAGAAAGTTGGGTTATAAATGATGCGGTGTATGAACAGCAAGCTAGAGGTACTTGGGGATCTGCTGCTGAAAATTATCCAAACTATCAGATTAAGGGTCAAGATACTATGACTTATCCAGGTGATCGTACAAGGAGTGGAGAGAAGAGAAAATTGAGAGGAGAAATAACGAAAAGAATATATCCAAAATATGGTACAGTGGCTTTAGAAAAATTAGAAATTCCATTAGACTCTGTATCACCAGATTTTAGTGGAATTCAAATGAGTCAATGTATTCCAATGTGGAATACATTTTTTGACCTATTGGAAAATTTTGTAGTGGGAGTAAAGGGGTATATTAGTACACCAACACAATTTATTCAAGATCAAATTGATATGCTTAAGAGAGTTGTAAAAGAATTAGAAGATATGATAAAGACTATTGAAAAGTTTTTAAAATTCTTCTCTATAGATTTATCCAAAATGGGAATATATGCTATTCATGTAAAAGGTAATACAGGGGGAAATGCTGGGCTAGCATCTGCCATTTCAAATGCCGATGGTTTACCAACAGGTTTAGATTATGCTGCTGGTATTGTATTTGTTGGGATGGACGTTGGAGGACAAAATTTACTTGATCTAACTTTAGCAAAACTTATAATGCCAAACGCGTCAAGTACAGGATTACAAGTTACAGATTCAAATGCAAATAATACTTTAATGGAATTATAGTAAATCAATTTTTTAAATGAATGTGTAAAGAACTAAATAGTATAAGGGAATAATATGGCTGTAAAACACGGAAAAGATTACGTAGATTTCGACATGGACTTCACTCCTCATCCTGCGCACGGAGATCTATCGCAAGTTAAAAAAAATAATGTTATTAATCGGTCTATTAATAATATAATGAAAACAAATGCGTATGAAAGATTATTTCAACCAGATGTTCAAGGTGGAATATCAAATTTGCTATTTGAAAATTTTGGTCCCTTAACTGATTCAAGATTACAATCAGCTATAAAACATGCAATTAATACGTATGAACCTAGAGCCATTGTTAAGAAAGTAAACATAACACGGCTAGAAGATGATAACGCATATCAAATCTACATTGAATATCAACCGGATAATAGTTCGGAAACAGCAAGTACAGAAGTTTACTTGGAAAGGGCATAAAGAAGATGGCTAGTACAGAAGGAAAACTTAATGTATCAGAATTAGATTTTACTCAAATTAAAGAAAATCTAATAGGCTTCATGCAAAACCAAGCTGAATTTGTTGGTTATAATTTTAGAGGTTCATCCTTTGATGTTCTTCTTGATGTGTTAGCATACAATACACACTATAATGCTTATTATGCAAATATGGTGGCTAATGAAATGTTTTTAGATTCCGCTACACTTAGAAATTCAGTAGTTGCGAGGGCGAAACACTTAGGATATTTACCGAGGTCAGCAAAGGGATCAAAAGCGTATGTTAATCTTACAATTACCCCGGCTGATGATCCTGCGGTCATAACTATTCCAAGAAATTCTAAATTTCAGGGAAGTGTTGATGGTATTAATTATATTTGGTGTACATCTAATGCTCATGCTATCAATATTAATGCTAACCTTATCTACACAGCAACTAATGTTGAACTCACTCAAGGAATTCCAGTTTCATTTAGATATACAGCCGCAACTGCAGATGTAGATCAAAGATATCTTTTTCCTAATGCGAACGTTGATACAGATACTATGACTGTAACAGTTCAAACTTCAGCTACTGAATCAGCATCATTTGCATATGCTTTAGCAAATGATATTACTACTGTTAATTCTACCTCTAAAAGTTATTTTTTAGATGAAGCAGATGATGGTTTATATGAAGTACAATTTGGAGATGGTATATTAGGGAAAGAAATATCAAACGGAAATATTATCACATTATCAGGTTTGATAACAGATGCTAATGCAACTAATGGATGTAAATCCTTTTCTACCGTAACTGATGTTGGAGGATATTCTAATGTTAAAATATCTACAGTCTCAGCAGCAGGTGGGGGTGTACCACCCGCCGATATAGAAGAAATTAAATTTCAAGCTCCCAAAAGCTTTGATGCACAAAATCGTTGTGTTACAGTTTTTGATTATATAAGTTTAATTAAGAGAGATTACCCAAATGCTCAATCAGTAGTAGCTTG